CGTGTATTATCAAAAGACGCAGACGGCAATGAGGTTGTTGTTGCAGACGGAGAATACACAACAGCAGAAGGTGTTATTGTAGTCGTTGCTGACGGACTACTTGTTGAACTTAAACCAATGGAAGAAGAAGAACCAGAGGTTGAAGTTGAAGAAGAAAAACAGTCTACGGACGAATCACTAAGCAAAGAGGTTGAAGGACTTCTTTCGTTGGTCGCTAAGTTAGAAAGCGAACTTTCAGAAGCTAAAAAAGCTAATGAGAATCTTTCTTCTGAAGTAACAAAATTAAGCGCGCAACCTGCCGCAACTTCAATCAAAGAAGTAAAGCAAGCAAAACAAACACCTTCTAAAAGCTACAACAAAATGTCGCCTGAAGAACGTTTCATCTTTCACCTTAAAAAATAAAAAAAACAAACAATAAAAAATGGCTACTACAACATCATTAACTACGACCTACGCAGGTCGTGAAGCGGCGGGATATATCCGCGCTGCGTTTTTAAGCAACGAGTCGCTTGCTGCGGTTACAATTAAAGAGAACATCGAGTACAAGCAAGTTGTTCGTCGTTTAGTTGACGACGTGACTTTTGCAAATGCTACTTGCGACTTTACAGCAACAGGAACGGTAACACTTTCTGAGCGTATCTTAACACTTGAAAAATTCCAAGTTCACAGACAATTGTGTAAGAACACATTCTTAATCGATTGGGAAGCGCGTTCAGAGCAGAACAACGAACTTCACGCTTCTTTGAGTGATGCTTTAATTGCTAACGTTATGGCGGGTGTTGCAGCACGCAACGAAGTATTGATATGGCAGGGTGTTAACGCTAACGCTGGTGAGTACGCAGGTTTCGAAACTTTGTTCTTGGCTGACGGTAATGTTCTTGACGTTGCTGCTCCAGAGGCAATCACTTCTGCAAACGTTATCGAGGAAATGGGTAAACTTGTTTTGACACTTCCAACACGCGTTCGTCGTGCAACTGAGAAGCCTGTAATCGCAGTTTCTTCAAACGTTGCTGAAGCATACAGAACGGCTATCTTAGGTCTTGGCGGTGGTTACTACTTGTACCAAGGAGAATCAGTTGTAATGAACTGGCAGGGACAGTACGACGTTATCGAATGTCCGGGTATGTCCGACGACACAATGGCTTTCTATCAGAAGTCGAACTTGTGGTTTGGTACTAACTTGTTAGACCAATGGAACACCGTTGCGCTTTTGGATATGTACCAATACGACCTTTCTGACAACGTTCGTTTCGCTTGTTCTTTCTTCGCAGGAGTTCAATACGGCTTCGGTGACGAGATTGCATTCTACCAATACACAGCATAATCAGACCATTCTAACCCTTGCATAATAGAGGTGGTGGCATAAAAACCACCCCTCTTTTGTGCTAATAAAAACATACAAATATGGCATGTGAATTAAGCGCAGGTTTTACACTCGATTGCAAAGACGGCATCGGTGGAATTAAGAAAATCGTTTTGTTAGATCAAATTTTAGTTACAGGTATAACCTTAGACGGTTCTGAAGTAATCACAGCAATTGCTGGCCCAACAGATGCGGATTTGTACACGTACGAATTACCAACTCAAACAGGTTCGTTCGAAGAAACAATCAACTTCAATCGCGATGCGGGTACAATTTTTTACACGCAGACCGTGAACGTAATGCTTAACAAATTAAGCGCGGCAAAGCGTCTTGAATTGCAAAGCGTTGCACAAGCTCGCGTGATTGTTTTCGTTGAAGATACAAACGGCAATTGGTGGGCTGTTGGTTATGAGTACGGAGCAGACCTTTCTACTTCAACAGCAGGAACAGGAACAGTTTTAGGAGATATGAACGGCTACACTTTGGCCTTCGTTCACGAAGCTGCAAAGCGCGCTTACAAATTAAGCGGTGCGCCTGCTTCAGTTATAGCGTAATCAAAAAAAACTTTTACACATAGAGGGGCAAAGCGTCCCTCTGTGATGTAATTTTAACGTAAAGGGAAAAGATAGAATGGTTTATCTCAATACAAACACAGCGAATCAATACGCGTATCTTTCGTTAGACGAAGGACGTGCCTATTTCAATGTAGCCTTTACTCATTATCTTCTTGTCATGACTTACGAAATGACAGGTGAACAACTCGCGCAAGTGGTCGAAGTAATAAACGAGAACGAACGCGTAACAAAAATAAGACTTACAACAGTTGGTCTTGTCGATGCAGGACGTTATCATTACGAAGTGTACGGACAAAACAGCTCAAGCAATATAGACCCAACCAACGCCGCCGTTCTTGGCTTGATTGAAAAGAGTTTAATGATACTTCAAGACGAAACAATTTTCTTTGACGTTTCTTCGCCAACGATTCCCGTTGACGTAATTTATACAGGTGCATAATATGAGTAATATTCAATCAATAAATCTTTCAGCATACGAACCAGTTGAAGCAATCGAGAAAGAGAATCGCGCAGGTTGGATTGACTACGGTTTTAACAACCTTTTTCCACAGCACCTCATAACGCTTTATTACAACAGCCCTATTCATAACGCATTGACGAACTCAATTGCTTACATGATTGAAGGCAAAGGAACGGGTACGATTCTCGACAACGCTTTACAAGGTATCGCGTTTGACTTAAAACTTCAAGGTTCATTTTGTGCTGAAGTAATATGGTCGTTGGACTTCACTCGCATTGTGCAAATAAATCACTTGCCTTTTGAGAATTGCAGACTTGCATACGACAAAGACGAAGATGATATTACAGGAATTTTCTATTCAAAAGATTGGGCTAATACGCGAAGCAAAAAAGGTAAACCCGAATTTATTCCTGCGTTCAATCCGTCCATCGCGCAAGAACAACCGCGTCAAGTTATTTACGCTCACGGCATGATGGCAGGAAGTTCGTACTACGCGAAGCCTGACTACTTCGGTGCGTTGAATTACGTTGAGTTGAGCTACCAAATGGGAATGTACCACGTCAACAATATCTTGAACGGATTATTTCCTTCATTCATTATTAATTTCTTGAACGGTATTCCGCAGAAAGAAGAAAGAGAAGCAATACGTCGCGAATGGGAAACAAGATTGAGCGGTGCAAGTAACGCGGGTAAATTCTTAATGACATTTAATGAAGATCCTGCACGCGCTCCACAAATCGAATCGTTTCCACTAAGCGACGCAGATAAGCAATATCAGTTTTTAAGCGAAGAAACAGCGAAGCAAATCATGGTCGGACACCGCGTGGTGTCGCCATTGATTCACGGCATACGCGACACGACAGGATTCGGTTCGAATAAGGACGAAATGGTTGTTGGTTTAGAGATATTCAACACGCAAGTAATACGTCCATATCAAAGAATTATTGAAGAAGTCTTCACACCGATTTTAGGCAACGTAAATATTGAGATGAACTCAGTATTCGAAGACGGTGTTGCAATCGATTCTAACGCACCTATTGACGTTATAGACATACCTTCAACAGACGTAACAGCAACACCAACAGCAACAAGCGAAAAGGTGAGCGACGTAACGTACAACGGTGCGCAAATCGCGTCCGCTTTAGAGATTGTCGCAGCGGTTGGTCTTGGGACATTGACGAAAGAACAAGCAATTGTTTTCTTGGTTCAATTCTTAGGTCTTGACGTTGACGTTGCGAAGTCGATGTTCCAAACAGGAGGCGACGCGGTGGCTAAATTGTCCGCTCAAAAAAAAAAAGTAGTTGCGAAGAAGAAAGTTGCGGTTGCTGAAAATAAAATAAGCGCAGAAGATAGCGCGTTGTGGTTGGCTTATCTTAAAGAGAAAGCGGAATACGTCAACGAAGAAGAATGGCAATTGCTATCCGACGAAGAAGTAACCAATCCAGAAGGTGAAGAAAATTATCGCACCGAATTTATGAGTGTTCGCGGTTACGACAATCCCGACGAAGCAAGCAAAGAACTCGACACAGGTCTTTATAAAGTTCGCTATTATTATTCAAGAAACTTTACATACAAAGACGGCGAAATTGTAACGCGTGACTTTTGTCAAGACATGGTTGCGCTATCAAAAGAAGGAGCGTTATTCCGCTACGAAGACATTATCAAAATGGGTAAAAACCCTGGCGTCAACGGCGACTTCGCCCCTTCGGGAAGCAACACTTATTCAATATGGATTTACAAAGGCGGTGTTTATTGTCGCCACGCGTGGTTCAGAAAAGTATTTGTACGCAAAAGAGAGAAAGGTCGCTTCCTTCCGAACGACGGATTGAAGAACGACAGAGTTGTAACAGGCGGTGTTGCAAATGAACTATTTCCAAAAGGAAAAGAAGCGGTTCGTCCTAACGATATGCCGAATAGAGCATCACTAAAATATAAATAAAAACTACAATGGCACTACAACCCGAAGTTCTACTCATTGACGAAAACTATATCAAAAAATATCTCTGGATTAACGGAAGCGTTGACCCTCTTTTGATGTACCCTGCTATCTATTTGTCTCAAGACAAGTACGCACAGTTGTATTTAGGAACTGACCTTTACAACCGCATTAAAGAAGACGTTGTCAACGACGACATTACAGGCGCATACGCTACCCTTCTGGACAATTACTTACGTCGAATGATTATGTGGTGGACTATGTACGAAGTGTTGCCTCATTTGTACGTTAAAACCGACAACGGAAGTTTAGTAATTCGCACAAGCGAAGACACTCAACCAATAAGCCAAACCGACTTACAAAACTACCGCGATCAAGCGCGTCAACAAGCGATGTTTTACACGCAGCGAATGGTTGACTTTTTGTGTCAGAACAGCGCAGACTTTCCCGAAT